TTATTTGAAACATAAAAAGAGGTAAAAGATGGGCATGGCTTAGTTAAAAGGCGTTTTAATTCCGTAATATTAAGTTGAAAATAAAAACTATGGAAAAACAAGTATGCAAGGATTGTTACTACGCAGGATTTGACAAGTGCGACCACGTAAAAAAAGACAAAACAAAAATTAACCAAACCTAAAAACTAATGGAAAATTGCACTTGCATAGTCCACGATAGGGACGACGAAGAAATAAAAAAAGGGAGGTGTATTAATGATGATGGGTGTGGTAAATATTTAAGTAAAGAAGAAATTGAGAAATATTAAACCAATAATAAATAGAAAAATAAATTGATTATACGACAACTAATTACTAATTTTGTGCCTTGAAAAAGTAACGGAGCCTCACGATAGGCTATTACTTAATTAAGCTCAATATTAACGTATTGGGCTTTTTTATGCTCTCATTACAAACCAATAAAACCAAAAGAATGACTGAACTAACAGAGTTTATCGAAGAACTAAGAGAATTTATCAGTGATCGTGAAGAAGAGATTGACGAAAGAAAAGAAGAAATCGCTAATGAGATTATCAAAGATAAATACGGTGTAAAAATAAACACTCTCAACAAAGAAATAAAAGCTTTATCTGGAGAGATGGAAGGATATATTCAAGTATGTACATTTATAAACGACAAAGGATTATGAGAGTATTCAACACCCTAAAGACTATTAAAGGTAGAGTAAAGCATTTGCTTGAAACACAACCTAAATTAAGAGATGATGACGCTAAGTTAGTGGCTACATTTCAATATTACGAAATTGGCAAAGCTAAAATGGATAGCATAACAGCTATGGAATTGCTTACCATGCTTGCTAAAAACGAAGTAACTTACGCCTCAAGTATTGATAGAGCCAGGAGAATACTTCAGCACAACCACGAACACCTTAGAGGAGAAAATTACGCCTTGAGACATAAAGAAGAAAAAGATGTGAGATCCAAAATACATGAACTAAGTTAAAGCAAGTGGTTGTTGTTTCTTAGTTTAATTATTACTACATTGTGAACCCCAAAAACCTATCCTGTATGAATAAAACCAATAATCAAGAAGATAATAACTTCAAAGACTTTAAAAGTGCGTTATATATTTTTATAGCTATATGCGCTGTTTTGGTCTACATCTTTAACAACAAGTAAGAATGGAGAGTCAATTAAGTTTGATGTCTGAAGGTGCGCTATTCGGCCAGCAAAACATTGAAATAGAAGAGTTGGTGTTGGCTGCATTTGTCAACTTTCCAGACTCATACTATCAATTTGCTGATCAAGTAAGTATACATGAGTTCTCAGCTATTGAGAGCAAGTATATATACATGGCCATTAAAGAAGTAGCTAGTGTTTCTAAAATAGATATAGCTACTGTCACTGATAAAATAATACAAAAGAAGTACCAGGAGATAGTAGGTTCTAAGGACGGATACAGCCTTATTAAATACCTTAACTCTATATGTGAAAGGGTTGATGATGATTCGCACCTAAAAGAACACATTAAGCTACTTAATGAATACGCTAAACGGAGAGCTTTGCTAACCATGTCTGGCAATATCACCGAGCAGTGTAACGATATGGTTAGTCCTGATGAGGTTGTTGGCATCGTAACCAAGTCTATCGTAGATATACAAGAGATGGGTGAGGTTGAGGAATTTGATAGAGAGAAGAAGCTTGATGGTATCATGGAAAGGATAAGAAAGAAAGAAACCCCTCCAATGGTTACTTCTGGATTAGAGTCACTAGATAGGTTTATGACTGGATGGGGTTATGGGAACTTAGTCATAATAGCTGCCAGTGCTGGTTTAGGAAAGTCTAGTCTTGCTCTTGAGTTTTTCAAGAACTGTGCGTATAAAGGCGACAAGCCTGTTTTCTTTTCATTAGAAATGTCTGATGACGAGCTGCTACAAAAGGTTTTATCCTCTGAAGCTCAGGTAGACGGAAGGAAGATTAGAACAATGGACTTAAACGAATATGAAGAGAATAAGCTAGAAAGAGTGTCCGATAAATTAAAAGAACATGAGTTCTGGATGGACTACAAATCAAGAACCCTATCTAAAATATGTAACCAAATAAGGAAATATGTTATTAGACACGGATCAAAAATTATCTTCATTGACTACTTACAGTTAATGCTCTGTGATGGCAAAAAGACAAACAACAGAGAGCAGGAAATATCTATAATTACCAGAACATTAAAAGAGTTGGCAGCAGAACTGGATATAGTTATGATAGCGTTGTCTCAGCTAAACAGAGCTGTTAATAGTAGAGCTAACAACCGACCAGTACTTTCTGACCTTAGAGAAAGTGGAGCTATTGAACAAGACGCTAACATGGTAATATTTATCTATAGAGAGTCTTATTACAACGTTGAAGCTGCTTCTAACGAACCTACAGAAGATGTTGAGCTTATAATAGCTAAAGGCAGAAGTGTAGGAACAGGAACAGTAGATGCTTTATGGACAGGTAGATACACTAAGTTTTCAAGCTATATAAAATCACCAGTAACACCTTATCATGAACAAGAACCAGAAAATAGTCAAAAAAATATGCGAGAAGCTAGACTTAGACAAGAGGATAGTGAACCTGATAATAAAGAATTATTTTAGAGGGTTGCGCAGATTGATACTTAAAAACGAAGACATAAGAATACCTTTTTTAGGTGAAATTAAAATGAGAAAAAGGTACAGAAAAGTCATTGACAAAAAGGGTATGAATTTTAATTTAAGAAGTCGAAGAAGAAGAAAGTCTATATACGATTAGGATAATACACCTAATTGTATTATTTTTACATTAACCAATTAAAACAGTATACACATGAAACCCAACATTTTAATTATCGGGCCATCTGGCTCTGGAAAAAGTAGCGCACTTAGAAACTGCGATCCTGAAAGAACAGCAATTTTAAACACTGAACAAAAGATGCTCCCATTTAAGGGTGCTGGAAAGTTTAAGCTTAATCTTCCAATTAGTCATTACAATCAGTTTAAAGACACTTGGGATAGTGTCAAAAAAGAAAAGAAACTAGGAGCTTTTAAAAGAGCTATCATATCGGACAAGAATGATGTGGTAGCTGTTGAGAGCTTGACTTCTTTAAACGAACTTATAGGTAGGGACTTAAAAGAAAGAAACATTACTGGATTTGATTTCTGGGGAGCTTTCAAGGAAGAAGTTAGGAATAACCTAATAGACAGCAAGAATACTTCTAAGTATGTTATAATGACAGGAGTAGATGGTGTTGTTGAGGGTGCTAACGGTGTTGAAGAAAGGATTTTCGGTATTGATGGTAGCATGAAGAAAGCAGTAGAGAAAGAGTTTGTTATCACGTTGTTTACTACATGTATAATTAACGACAAAGGAGAGCCTACTTACAAGTTTATTACCAATAAGCAATCAGGATACGAGAATGTACCAGCTAAATCTCCAGCAGGAATGCTACCTAAGATAATGGATAACGATGTTGCTGAAGTAATGAGGTTGGCAGACGAATATTACAAATAATAACTAACAATTAAAATTTAAGATTATGAATTTAGCAGATGAATTTAACAGTATTAATAGTACAAAAGTAAAAGAAGGTGGAGGTCTTAGTTTTGAGACTAAGCCAGGAAGATACACCTGTAAGATTGTAGCTATGGAGATGTCACCTAAAGACCATAAAGGAACTCCTTACTTTCTTATGAAGATGATTTCTCAAAACGATAAAGAGATAAAAACTAAGCTATGGAGAGCCAAAGAAGGTGATGATGCTTCTAAAAAAGAAAACAAAGAGATTAAGATCAAGAAATTCCTATCTGATGCTGGAGTTGATTTAGCCATCACCAAAGGGGCTGATGTGTTTACAGAAGTTATAGGTAGAAGTTTGAAATGTATGTTTACCTCTAGTGAATACATAGGGGTTGATAAGAAACAGAACAATAAGCCTTGTATAAAGACTTCTTTGAGTTTATGGTATACTGATGAAGCTGAAGCTGAGATGCAGCCTATAGATGAAGATAAAGCCTACCAGAAGCTAAGTCAAGCTGACGAACAAAAACTGTCAGACCAGATGAACACTTGGAATATGAATAATGCAGGAGGTCAATCGGAAACCCCTCAGAGCACACAAAATAGTGCTGCTGACGATGACTTACCGTTCTGATACTCAGCACCTTACGTTTGATTAGTTGGTTGTTAATTGGTTCAGGCGGTATGTAAAAGTATCGCCTGTTTCGGTTAAAATAAAAAAACAATATGAAAGATTCATTCACAGCAGTAGTAAACGAACACAACGATATTGTAATTAACAATAAGGAGTCTGAAGGTGTTTACTTAGATAAATACAAGGGTAAGCAATGTTTAGTTGAGATTAGAGATACACCTAAAACTAGGAGTTTAAAGCAAAATTCCTATTACTGGTCAGTTGTTATCCCTACCATCATAGCTTGGCAATACGAATACGAAGGTATTGAGTATACTAATGATGAGATACATGCTTACATACTAAAGAATATAGTTAAGCCTGAGACTACAGTAAGAGCTGTAATGAATGAGCAGATAATCATTGTTAAAGCTAAGACTACATCGCAGATGAGTACTAAAGAATTTAATGTCTTTAAAGAGAGCTTACAGCTTTACTTTGGAGAGAGAGGTATTGAGATACCTGACCCTAAAACAGTGTAAATTATGAACATACACAACGAAGAAGAAGTAAATGAAGCTCTATTTGGAAAGATTGAAAGAATAGTTAATGAAAACATAGAGGATGGTTTAATAAAATACGACTTCAAGCTGATAGACTTTGAGTTTTTCCTTAAAGAACTAATACCAGATAAGAAAGAATCCTTTATAGATAGGCTTATACGTAAACATAAAGAATCACAGTTATGAAATTAAACAACGAACAAGTACAGGAAGATTTAAGAACAGTGTTAGATAATCTAGTAGCTCTTACTGTTACAGATAGGAGTGGATTATCAAAAGAATCTGTTAAATTATTAACTAAATATGTGAAGTGATATGAAACGGAAACCATTTGTAGCGGGTAAAAGAGACTCTTTTGATTTTGATAGCATGGTACAGGTAAGGAATCCTTTAGCGATGAGACATATTGATGTGGTAACATCAAGAGAAAGAAGCGTAACTCAGCACACTACAATGGAAGAAAAGGAAGATCAAGATATGCCTAATTTTGACATAAACAGATTCATGGGTATACACAAAGAAAAGTTAGACGAGAAAAAGACGAAAGTTAGACGGATTCTAGACGAGAAGAAGAAACCTGTATGGTCTAAACTTCTTAGAACAGCCTCTAAATCAGCACTATACGTGCTAGACATATTCTTTCCTAGAAATGATGATCACAAAGATAAAAAATACGAAAAATGAAAAACGAATTTAGCATAAGCGACTACTTTAAGGAAGGAGCTAAACGAGCTTCTAAAATGTTAAAGTTATTTGCAGATGGTTTAGATAAAGACCCTAGAGTAACAAAAAACGACAAGGAGATTGTCTGGAAATTACAAGACATGAACCCTAAAAAAGATAAGAAATGAGCATATTTGATAAGGTAGGAGATTTTCACCTACACAAAAAGGGAGACTTCCTTCCTTCAGTTAAAAGTCCAGTCCTGTCAGGTCTAAGAAAAGATAAAGCGATAATGTACCCTTTGATTTATTTTAGAAAATCTAAAGCAATAAGTCAAGAACATTTTGACGAGCTAATGGACTGTATTGAAATAACCTTAAAGAAAAAACAACTATGAATAACGAATTAAACATACTAGCACTAGACATAGCTACTCATTGTGGTTTTTGCACAGAAACAGCTCATGGAGTTTGGGACTTATCAATTAAAAGAGACGAAAGCTCTGGAATGAGACTAATCAGGTTTAAACATAAGCTAAAAGAAATCTTCAAGCTAGAAGAAATAAACCTAGTAGCTTTTGAAAGAACCTCTGGTAGACACAAAAACTCCTTGATAGTTCAGTCAGAGCTTCATGGCGTACTTAAGTCTTTATGTGAAGAAGAGAGCATAGAGTACAGAGCGTTCTCAGCTAAAGAGATTAAAAAGTTTGCTACAGGCAAAGGAAACGCTAATAAAACGACAATGATTGAGGCTGCTCAAACTAAACTAGGAATGACTAGTGATGATGACAACGAAGCTGACGCTATGTGGATCTATGAAGTGATGAAAGATAGCTTAGGGATATGAGTTCTAAAAACCACCTATTAGGCTTATCAATTCACTACAGAAATAAAGAAATCATGTTTGATGACTTTGGCAATGTAGTAATGCTATTCTTTAATGAAAGTCCTAGCGATATAAAGGTGTTAACATCAAAGTTTACTAAGAGTAAGTTAGGCATTAAGAACACAGCTACAAGAATTGACAGTAAATTCTTATCTAAAGACTTTATAGAAGATACTTTTGAAGAAATGAGTAGTAATAGCTTTAATGTAATAGACTTTATACAGTTTGGTCAAACAAGAAAAAGAGACTGGGACTATCTGGACTATAAAGAATATTTAGAGATAGCACCTAAACCAAAGTATAAGAAGAAATTTTTAAAACCTAGAAGATTATGACAAGCGAAGAATACGGAATAAAAAACTACCTGAACAAGCATAACATATACAAAGATGATTCAGACTTTCAAACTGTTATTATTAACTCCTTTTATAATGAAAGAGGTGGGGATAACGACAATAGCTGGAAGACGAAGGTTAAATACGTAAAAGAACATTTTGGAAAGTTCTGTATGTATGCTCACAACAACTGGAAACACTAACCAATTAAACAAATAGATAATTATGGAAACAGATAAAGACGGTTACACAAGAGGTGAGACTTACAGGTTCACAACAATAGATTTTAGTAAGACACCTAAGAAACAAAAGCCTAAAATGAACAACTACGAAATATGGATAGGGTGGTATCACTTAGGGCAAGGCTCACACCCTCCAACAAAAGCACAAAGAGTGGGGATGGTGGAAGCTACTTCTTTTAAAATAGCTTGTGTAATATACGAACATCAATCAGCTATAGACAGCCTAAAAAGCAGAATGGAAAGAGGAGATACTTATATTGAAGATATTCATTTTGGAAAATGGAGCTACGACCCTGCGAGAAACGCTAACTCGTGGACGGGTAGATATTTTGAAACAGAAAAAGAGGCGCAAGAAACAATTGATAAGATGTAAACCTATGATAACAAGTGATCAATTAACCCAAAAAGAAAAAGATATGTTAGCAAAAGACTTAAACGAAAAGAACATCATTAAAGAAGATGATGCTTGGTATTACAACGACACTTCATTTGTAACCAATTCACACCTTAAAGTATTATTAGAAGGTGGCCCTGAAGCATTAGCACACTATTACAAGTATGGATCTGAAGACAAACCAGCTTATGCTTTCGGTAGAGCTTTCCATACACTAATACTAGAACCTGAAGAGTTTAATTCCAGGTACTTCATTTTAGATGATACCAAAATACGTGAAGAGATAGGTGGAGCTAGACCAACAACTACTAAGAAGTATGCTGCATGGTTAGAAACCCAACAAAAAGATATTGGAGATAAAGAAGTTCTGGATATTAAAACAATGAATGTTTTAGAAGCTATGGAGACTAAACTCTTATCAATACCTCAAGTAGTAGCTTTATTAGAAAATACTGCACGAGAAGTCATATATAAGGGTAATTTTGACAATGTACCAGTTAAAGGTAAGATGGATGCTGTTAAACCTAACAGAATGATCATTGACCTTAAAACTACCTCATCAGCACCAACACCTTATGAATTTGGCAAAACCTTTAGAAACTACAACTACGATAGACAAATGGCTTTCTATGCTGAACTAGCAGATGTACCTGAAGCTTGTATAATAGCTATACAGAAGACTAAGCCATATACAGTAGGTGTTTATATGGTAAGTGCTGAATCAATGAATGAGGGTAGAGATAAGTTTATGAGAGCAATAGATGAATACAAAGGGTTATACCTAGATAAAGATGTAGAGAAGTTCTATTATCAAGGAAGCTTATAAGAATTAAATTAATATAAATTAAAACTATAAGATATGATTTTTTTAATAATAATTTCAATACTTGCTTACTTTGCAGTTCCAGTGTGGATAGCTT